TATGAAGGAAAGATATTAAGGTTCCTAATAACCTTATTTCCCGTATAATTTATTAACGAGACTCGAAAGAGAAAATTTAAAACTTAAACAAATGGCAAAGGACATTTTAAAAGAGGCTATCGCTGACGCTAAAGCTGTTCGTGAAGTAGCACTTGCAAATGCTAAAGCTGCATTGGAAGAAGCTTTTACACCAAAACTTCAATCTATGCTATCTGCTAAACTATCTGAAGATTTAGATGAAGGCATGTATGACGAGGACGATATGGACGAAGGTATGCATGACGAAGATGATATGGATGAAGGACATGGAGGAATGATGCATGGAAAGATGATGCATGGAGGAATGTATGACGAAGACGATATGGATGAAGGCATGCAGGATGAAGCTTATCACGATGAAGATGACATGGATGAAGGTATGCATGACGAAGACGATATGGACGAAGGTATGCATGACGAAGATGACATGGATGAAGAAGTAGATTTGGAAGAACTATTAAACGAATTAGAATTAGAAGAAGAAGAAGTCTTAGACGAAAAAGAAGATGAAATTGAAGAAGCTGTAGGTTATCCTAACTATCGAGCAGACCAAATACAAAAAGTCAAAGCAGACGCTACTGACGTTAATCAAGGTCTAAACGAAAATGAGGAATTTGACTTAGATGCTCTTCTCAATGAAATCAACAATTTAGAAGAAGGACATTGTTATGATGAAGACGGCAAACCAATGCCTGAAGCTCATTGTTACGAAGAAAATGTTAAAGAAGGAATGCATGACGAAGATGATAAAGATAAAAAAGAAGGCATGCATGATGAGGATGACAAAGATAAAAAAGAAGGCATGCATGATGAGGATGACAAAGACAAAATGAAAGAATCTGTAAATGGATGTAAAAATGTACGTAACAAATTAAATGAGGTTCAAGCAGCATATAATGCTGTTAGATCAGAACTTAATGAAGTTAACCTTTTAAACTCTAAATTATTATATGTTAATAGAATTTTTAAAGCTAACAATTTAGACGATTCTCAAAAACTACGTGTTGTTGAGACATTAGATAAAGCAGATAGTGTTAAAGAAGCTAAATTAATATATGAAACTATTAAAGATACTTTTAATGTTGCTAAATCAAAGAAAGCATCTTTTAAAACAAAAGCGACTACTTTAAAAGAAGGTATTGGAATGGCTTCTAAAGCGGCAGGTATATCTACCGGTCCTAAAAAAGAAATTATTTCAGAATCAACTAATATGGTAAATCGTTTCCAAAAATTAGCAAATATTAAAATAAACGAATAATTAACCCTTAAAGAATTTACAAAAAATGGACACAGTAAATCATTTACTAGAAGGTGCAAGCCCTTACCAAGTAATGCAGGACCAAGCTGGCAAATTAGCCAACAAATGGGACAGATCAGGACTTTTGGAAGGAATTGAATCTTCTACAGAAAAAAACAACATGTCTATTCTTCTTGAAAACCAAGCTAAACAATTAGTTAACGAGGCTAACGCTTTAGGTACTGCAGGTACTGGTCAGTCTGTAACTAATGGAGCTAATTCAGAAGCATGGGCAGGTGTAGCTCTTCCATTAGTACGAAGAGTATTTGGTGAAATCGTTGCTAAAGATTTAGTATCGGTACAACCAATGAATTTACCAGCTGGATTAATCTTTTATTTAGATTTCCAATATGGTACAGAAAGAGCAGGACAAGCAAGTGGTGAATCACTTTATGGTGCTACTCCAGATCTTAAGAGAACGGATGGAGCATTTAACAAAGGTCTTTATGGTGCTGGTGAGTATGCTTACTCAGTAACAGAAAGTCAAATTACACCAACTATAGCTATAACTGAAATTACTACAGCTTCTTTTACTGATTTCTTTGGTGATACTGAATTTTCAGCTTCTAAAGCTGGTCAATTCGAAGAAGCAGGTGGTCACCAAGCAGGTGTGAAAAAATTAACATTAGCTAAAACTCACTTCTCAGGATGTAGTTTTGTTGAAGAAACTAACGTTAGAGCATTTAGAGTTGCATCTGGATCTACAGGTGAAGTAGTAACTTTCCCAGCATTTACAAGAATAGAAGGAGACAATATTGTATTCATATATTCAGGTGGTGTAGAACAAGGTGGTGGTGCTGATGCTACTCAGTCTGGTTTAACTTTAACTTATTTCAAAGATCCAGTTAATTTAAATGATAGAGGTGACTTCGAAGAAAACTTCCCAGCTGCTGAATCACAAAATGTTTCTGGACTAGATATTCCTGAAATTAATGTTCAGTTAAGAAGTGAAACAGTTTCTGCTAAAACACGTAAATTGAAAGCACAATGGACGCCTGAGTTCGCTCAAGACTTGAATGCTTATCACTCAATTGACGCTGAAGCAGAATTAACTTCTATCTTAAGTGAGTATATTTCAATGGAAATTGATCTTGAAATCTTAGATATGTTAATCAAGAATGCTGATACAGTTGAAGCATGGAGTGCTAAAGTAGCTCAAGACGGATCTATTTCAGGTTTAACTAATGCTAATACTACAGCAGGTGGTACAGAAACACCAACAGTAGTAACAACAACTAATGCATCAGGTGTATATTACACTAAAATGTCTTGGTTCCAAACTTTAGGTATTAAATTACAGAAAGTATCTAACTTAATTCACCAGAAAACTTTAAGAGGTGGTGCTAACTTTATGGTAGTATCTCCAAAAGTATCTACAATCTTAGAATCAATCCCAGGATTTGCAGCTGACTCTCCAGGAGACTCTGACAAATACGCAATGGGTGTTCAAAAGATTGGTGCAATTAATAATAGATATACAGTTTACAAAAACCCTTATATGACTGAAAATGTTATTTTAATGGGTTATAAAGGATCTCAATTCCTTGAAACTGGAGCTGTATTTGCACCTTATATTCCATTAATCATGACACCACTAGTATACGATCCAGTATCATTTACACCACGTAAAGGTATTATGACTCGTTACGCTAGAAAAATGGTAAGACCTGATTTCTATGGTAAAGTATTTATCGCAGACTTAAACGAACTATAATAGTTAGTTTAATCTTACTAAAAGAGAGCCGCAATAGCGGCTCTTTTTTTTATATGTATAATAAATGTTACGCAAATGGCAATAAAAGATAATATGGTAAAAAGTCCACCAAAAGGAGCAGTCAGATTTTCTTTATCTCTTTCAGAAGAACAAAAAAAAGCAAAAACCCAAATCTTAAAACATCCTTTTAATTTTATAGTAGGTAAAGCAGGTAGTGGTAAAACATTATTAGCAGTCCAAATAGCGTTAGATCAATTTTTTAAAAGACAATTTAATAAAATTATTATAACAAGACCTACTATATCTACAGAAGATAATGGTTTTTTGCCTGGTTCAGAAAGAGAAAAAATGGAACCATGGTTAGTTCCTATTAGATCTAATATGAGAAAGGTTTATAATAAACCACAAATATTAGAAAAAATGGAAAAAGCTGAACAAATTGAATTAGTATCATTAGCCCATTTTAGAGGTAGAACTTTTGATAATGCAGTTGTAATAGTAGATGAGTTTCAAAATTTAACTAGATCTCAATTAGCAATGGCTATTGGACGTTTAGGTAAAGATTCTAAAATGTTATTTTGTGGAGATTCATATCAAATAGATTTAAAAGATAAAAATTATTCAGCATATCATGATATGGCAAAATTAATTAATTCAAATTATGTTTATAAAACAATATTAAATGATAGTCATAGACATGATGCAATAGATGACTTATTAGAACTATTAAATGGATATCATTAATTCTTTATAAAGTTTTTATATTTATAATAGAACAATCTAATTCTATTAAAATGGCAAACATACCTATATGGCCCGGCTCAAGTAGTTTTTCTCCAGGAGATACACCTTTTGGATTTTATGATGATGACTTAGAATTTAAAAGAGATGCTGTAAGTGTAGCAACTTGGTGTGCTCAAAGATTAGGTTATCCCCTAATAGATATAGAATTACAAGCTATTAACTTTTTTACTTGTTTTGAAGAAGCAGTAACAGAATATGGAGCTCAAGTATATGGATATCAAATTAGAGATAACTTACCTAAATTAGTAGGATCTGTTACTTCATCAATTGATGGATCTTGGGATAATATAAATAATGTAAATATTAAAGATGATTTTGGTACTCTTTTTGAATCAAATAATTTAGGAGGAGGTAGCCAAACAGGAGGATCTTATGGAAGTACTACAGCAAAAACTTATTCTGCTTCTTTAGATCTACAAATAGGGGTACAAAAATATGATTTAATATCTAGTGGATTAGTTAATTGGGAGTCGGGATCAAACCAAATCGAAAATGGATCTTTAAATATTAATGTAGGTAGAATTTACCACTACCAACCTGCAGCTATTAATAGATATTTTGATCCATATGCAGGTACAGGTACAGGAATTCAATCATTAATGCAAGCTTTTGGATTTGGTAATTATTCACCAGGAGTTAACTTTATGTTAATGCCTATGTATTATGATATTTTAAAAATACAAGCTATTGAATTAAATGATACTATTAGAAAATCAGCATATCATTATGAAATAGAAAATGATAGATATTTAAAAATATTTCCTATACCTAACCGTGATTACAAATTATGGTTTGATTATAATATAACATTATCAACTTTAGGAGGAGGAGCAAACCCAACTGAAGGGTTAGGTGTTGCAGCCCCACTTAATACAGTAACAGATATATCAAATGTTCCTTATGCTAATCCTACATATAAATTTATTAACTCTGTAGGTAGACAATGGATTAGAAAATATACTTTAGCTTTAGCTAAAGAAATGTTAGGAGGTATTAGAGGTAAATATCAAAGTTTACCTATACCTGGAGAAACTACAACATTAGATTACAGTAGATTATTAGGTGAAGCTCAAGCAGAAAAAGAAGCATTAATAATTCAGTTAAGAGAAGATTTAAGTGAATTAACTACAGAAAGACAGTTAGCAAGAACAGCAGATGAAATTAATAGAAAAACAGACGCCCAAACAGGTGAAGGTAGATATCAAATTTATATCCACTAATGATTAAATTAAGTAACATATTAACAGAAGTATTAAACACGTATCAAATTCAGTGTGAATTACTAACAGATCCTAAATTTAATGTAACAGACATATTAAATCAAGTTCGCGGCTTAAGAAAAGTAACAATTGTAAATAATATAACTCCTGAAGATTATATTCAAAAACAAGGGATAGAATATCATTTATTAAAAATAAAATTTGTAACTAGAGAAAATCCTAAAGATGATTTAGCTTCTTTTAAAGAAGATATATTAACTTCAGATATGTCAAAAAATGATTTAAGAATACCAGGAGCAAAATCAGTAAAATTTAAAGAAGAAACTTTAAAACGACTATAATAATGGCATTATTTGGAGGTTCCCGAGATATATCACTATTTCATAATTTGAATAAAGAATTAATTAATGATATTATTCAAACAGAAATTGCTTACTATAAGTTTGCTTTAGAGCAAACTAAAATAAATGTTTATGGAGAAGCTCCTGGTAAAAATTATTTTGAACCTTTAAAAATAGCATGTTTAATTGATAGAACAGATCAATCTTGGTCTTCTGATGATTTTGGATCTGATATAAATCAAACTATTAATTTTAAATTTTTAAAAGAAGAATTAAAAAATATAAACTTAATACCCGAAATTGGAGATTTACTTTTGTTTAGAAATAATTTTTATGAAGTTGATAGTAAAATAGAAAATCAGCTTATATTTGGAAAAGATGCAGATTATTCTATAGCAACAGAAACAACAAATTTTGGAGAGAGTTTTTCTATAGTAATTAATACACATATTTCTAGAGTAGAAAAACTAAATTTAATACCATTAAGAGAAGGAAAATACCCAACTACAGAAAAATTAGATGGGGGAACAGCAAATTTAACAGGATAATATGTCCCATAACGATAGAAAAAATATAAACCCAAGAAGACCTATTCCTAATGATAGCTATAATAGATTAAGAACTAATTTAGAAGCTAATTTTAAAGAAGGTTTTCCTATTGATATTGAAGGAAAAAATTATGGTGGTTTTCCAGGTCCAGATAATAGACCTGCTGTAAATATAGCAGATCAAATTTCTAGAAAAGATGATTTAATTAAAGATATATCTATAGGTTTACAAGACCATGATGAAGCTATAATGTATTATTTTAACAATGTTATTAGACCTTCTGTTATTATAAATGGTAATAGAACAAATGTGCCTATAATTTATGGATCTCCTGAAAGATGGAAAGGAGTTCAAAAAGATGGATTTTATAGGGATAAAGAGGGTAAAATACAAACTCCTCTTATTATGTTTAAAAGAGATAGTATTGAAAAAAGACGAGATCTTGGTAATAAATTAGATGGAAACAGTCCTCAAATTTTTTATACCTTTCAAGAAAAATATTCAAAAAGAAATATATATGATAATTTTTCAGTTTTACAAGGTAGAAAACCACAAAGAGAAATATATAGAGTAGTAGTACCTGACTTTGTAAGAATACAATATACTTGTACTATATGGTGTGATTTTATAGCTCAAATGAATAAATTAATTGAAACAATTAATTATACTTCAGATTCATATTGGGGAGATAAAGAAAGATTTCATTTTAATGCAAGAATAGATACTTATAATAATACAACAGAAGTAGCTCAAGGAGATAATAGAGTTGT